GTTTTTATCAGTAACTGGTTTAGATAAATCAACTTTAAATATACTATCATCTCCAGCACTTTCAAATTTAGATTCATCTATTTTGTTTTCAACAACCTCTTCTTTTGGTTGTTCAACTTTTTGTTCAACAGTCTTTTCGACTACTTCTTTTTTTTCTTTTTTCTTTGCCATAATAAAATTTTATAAAATATTAAAAATCAGGAGCAAACCTATCTAATCCAGCTCCCCCTGTAACTATATCATTACCTGATGATTCAAATTTATTAAGTGAATCACCCTGTTTTCTTTGCTCTATCATGCCTTTTTGATGAGCAGCTTGTCTATCAACTCTACCATCTTTTCTGTCTTCACGCATCATTTCCATTTTAGTTGATATATCTCTTTCCTCATTTTTTAATTGAGAATTCAATTGAAATTCATAGGACATTAACTCCTTTTTAACTTGAGCCTCTTGTCTTAGGTATTCAATTTTTAGTTCACTTTTAGTTCTTTCAAGTTGAGCTTCAGCTTCTGTTTTGGCTTGATTTTTTTGAACTTCTGATTGAGCCGCTGCTTGTTGAGCCTCTTGGTTAGCAGCTGATTGAGCTTGAATATTTTCTTGTTGTATTTTTTGATCACGCTCTAACTTCTTTTTTCTTTTTACTTTAAGTAATTGATTAGCTAGTTTCACATTTCTAACTTCTCTTAAGTCTATAGCGTCATCAAGTTCAATTGTTTGTTGAGACAAAGCGGCTTGAATATTATTTTCTAATATAGCTTTTTCTTCTTCATCTGGTAACAATTCTATAAATATACCGAAATCATAAAGATGTAAATTTTTCATCTCTTCTAGTGTAGCAACATTATGAGCACCTATAGCCTGTATAAAAGCTTCTTTTGTTGGTGAGTATTCAACTATATCAGATATTCTCAAAGATAAACACTCCGCAGCTTCAGCCGTTAAAAACAACATAGATTGTAAAACATGTCTTGTGGCTGTATTAGAATTGGCTGCAGCTAATTTCTGAACACCAACTAAAGCGTTTTTATCTGGCATACTACCATCTCTTGCTTCGTTCAAACCTGTTACATCTCTTATCATTTGTAAATAATAATTATACGTAGATATTAAAGCTTGTATTTTTCCACCACTTACCCCGTTGTTTATTTGTTGTATTGGTACTTTACCGGGATTTATATCTCCATCTGAAGTAAAACTTCTACCAATAACACTACCAGTTTGAAAGAACATGTTTAAAGCTTCTTGAGGACTATAATTTGTTCCGTTACCTAAATCTATTTCAGCTAAACCATCAGCATCTAAATAAACTCCATCAGGAACCATTCTCGCCATCACTTGTTGTAACTTCAAGTGAGTTAATTGAATCATATCAGCAAAACCTGTTATTCTACCAACCAAAGATTCTATCTTACCATTATACATTCTAGGTGCCACAACTTGATAACTCATTTTAACCTTATTAAAATCAGAATCACTTCTCATCATATTTGGGGCCATACCCCATTTTAATAGTTTTCCGCAACCAATTATATATACGCCTTCAAATAAACACTCAACAACTCTTTCTAACTTACTAAACTCACCGTCCATATTTTCAGGAGGATTAAATGTGTCATCTTTTTCAATAATCTTTTCAGCGCCAGTACCTAGTTTTTTTAATTTATAAACATCATTTGTATAGGTTTTATAGTTAAAATATAAAACTTCAACTTTATTTTTATCTCTTCTATTACTAACTCTATTGTCATGCGAGCTACCCGCACTTCTTGTTATTTCTTCTATTTCCTCTTGAGTTAGATTTGGAAATTGCTTTACTAATTCATTTATTGGGATATCTTTGATTTCACCGATATAATATATATCATCAAAATAAGGTGATTCCGTAAAAGAATATATTAAATTAGCTGGATCAACATACTCAACTTGAGCACCATCACTCCAGTTAAATGTGGTTTTTGTTGCCGCTATACCCAATGTTGTTAAGTCATATAGACACCTTCTTCTAATTAACTCGTAATTACTACCTTCTAGTAGAACATTTAAAGCTTGTTCTTCAGCTAACTCAACTGCTTGTTTGTAATTAAGCTGCATGTGTAGTTTTAGTTCTTCTTCAGTATCTGGTAATTCTTCTTTATTATTTTCATATAGATCTATACCAAGATTTTCTTTTGCTAAATCCATTAAGTTTTTAGTACGCATATCTCGAAGCATAGACTCCATGAATTCTGTTCTTTTGCTAATACCATAAGCATCTTGAGAAAAACAATTTATTTCATATGACCTTTGAGCCATTCCATTCACAACAATATCAACAAATTTAGGTATTATTGGAACTGGTTTCCAATCTAAGTTTAAATAAGATAAATCACCGTTTATAGACAATTCGTTTTTATACTTTTGTATTGGTTGTTCTCCTCTAGCATATAATCTCAACTTGTGGAAGTGATTTAAATTAGAATTATACTTAGTATTAAATCTAACTGAAGTATCAGAAAACCATTCGTTCTCTATAGCTTTTGCAACCTTTTCTCCATATTCTTGACTTAATTTTTCTAAATCACTAACTGCTTGAGATGGAAAATTTTTAATAGACTCAATCATGCCTTTTATTTAATTATTTGTGATGTTAATCCTCTGTTGTTATATCTTGATACTTTTAAATTTACTGATGTTTTTTGTTTTTTAGGATTAGGTCTGTATAAATGTCTATTGCAAGCCATTACAGCTAATCCAGAACTTATTGAAGCATCGTGTTTTGTTCTTTTATTTATATCAAATTTAGACCAATCGTTTAAAGTTTCGTTAAAATACATATTACCATAAGTACCATCTTGTAGTAACCCAACGTGGTCATTAATGTACATTTCAATTGCAGCTGCGTGAGCTTGCTTTATATCTTCGCTTGAATTAGGTATTCCACCAACTTCTTTTTCTGCTGTTGATAACTTATTCCATATTCTATCAGGTCTGTTCATACTAAACCCTCTATAGCCTCTTCTTCTTAAATAGTACAGTAATCTTGGTTTGTTGTTTTCCGCTAATATTGGCATACCGTAAAATACTAATGACATTAAGACATCTTCAAAAAATATCTCAGCCGTTTGAGGTCTAGCTATATACTCTAAAAAGAATGTATTAGCTGGAGCATTTTCCATGGAAAACTTTGTTAAACCATGCAAAGCTCCCTTAGAACCTCTACTGTCAACTGTTCCAGATATATCATATGAATCACATC